TCCTGCGTCACCTAGAGAAGCTGCTTGAGCTGCTAGTCGGAAGGGTTGAGTATCTTTTATACTATCGTAAACTGCTTCTGCTCCTTCCTTGACTGAGTTAGGAATCCAAGAGCTAACATAAGTAGCCAATGTTGCACCACCTGCTCTAGCTGCCTGAGAGCCTCCAATGAGGGCCAACTCTGGTGCCTGATAAAGCTGACGTAGAAGGCTTGGGTCGTCTCCCATGACGTTTTGTGCCCTACGGGACACCTCAGGACCAAACTGCTCTAGTTCGCCTCTGAGGGTTTCTCGTGCAGCCATCTCAGGGCCAAACATGTCACTAACAGAAGGAGTAGCAGTAGGAGTGCTCAAAGAGAACGTCTGTCCTCCTGCAATACCTATCTGTGCTCCTGTTTGTGGATTAGTGGCAGTCTTAAGAGGCAACCACTGTTGTCCGTCCCAGTATACTTTTTTGCCTGTTGTTGGATCAGTTGCTGTCTTCATATTATTGGTCCACTATGTATTGAACGCCTTTTACTGTTACTGTTGACCCTGTAGTCAAATCAGTGTCGTCAATCCCAGGCTCAACCATTTCTGGAGGCATGTCAACCAGAGGGAAGAAAACCATTGAAGCTTTTTCTTCATCTGTTTTTAAAGCGTTTTCTACACTATTTCTAAGTGTGTTGTACCTAGAAATGTTATAGGTACTTGCGTTTCTCATGTGAGTGAGCAAACGTCGCATTGCTTCAGGATTTTGCGCTAAGTCTGCTGCTGTAACTTGTTTTGAAAATTTCAAGTCAGTGTCTGACAAACCAGTGCCTGAACCTAAGTTAGTAATATAGTCAGCAACTGCTTTTGCTGCTAATCCTAAGTATTCTTCAGAGTCTTCAAGCCCTTTGTATTCGTTCATTTTTCCCGGATTAACAAAATTAGCTAAACGAACCACGTCCCTTCTAAAGTCAGCTCCATAACCTGTAATTAAATCACCCTGTTCTAACAACTCAAGCTGTCGGTCTAGCGATTGAACAGTGCCTGCGCTTTTTTCAGCTTGTTCAAGAGCGCTTGAAATTTGCTCAACGCCCTCACCCATAAGTTTTTCTGCCATTGAGCTAGACAAGTTTTGAATACGTTGAACTTGAGGCGTTGCTCTTTGTAAACCTAGTTCTTGAAGCTCAACCCATCTATTATTTTCCCTATCATACACCTGTCCTCCTTCAGTACGAAAAGGCAACACTTTCCCGTTTTGTGTGAAAAACTCTTCTTTTCCACCACGTTGGCCTGTGAGTACGTCGTTAAACACTTGGTCAGGGGCTTGACCTAGCCCTAGTTCTTTAAATAGTTTGTCACTGATGCCACGCTGCCTAGCTAACTGCTTACGCTGGGCTGGTGTTTGCGTTGGCATATTCTTGAGGCGGTAGTCAATCATAGTGCCTACAAGATCACCAAGTTCTTTACTGTCAGTCACGTTTGCAATCTGAGACGCTAAGTCGTCAAGACCAAGGTTTGTAGCTTGAGTGCTGATTTGTACCTTTCGGTTGGCTAAGGCTGTTGCGTTTGCTTCCTGAGTTGCTAGGTTTCTAGCAGCAGTAGCAAGCTGAGCTGCGCTTTGTAAATCGCCTTGAGACTGGTAGTACTGCGCTAAACCTTGAAGACCTTCAACAGTGTTGGGGTCAAAACCTGCTAACTTCTTCTTACGTTCTTCTTCTAACTGCTTTGCTCTAGCCTGAGCAGGAGCAGCACCGATAGCAGCACCAAGATTAAACATACCTTGTGTCATGGCGGGTCTACCTAGATTAGCTAGGAACTGTTGTGAAAACGTAGCCATTGTGTTTTCTCCTTACTTAAATAAACCGCCAAGAGCGGCTTGTGCCATAGAAGAACCAAACCCTCCAGCAATATTAGCTTGTCCAAGACCTGATTGTAGTAACGCCTCAAGACCTGTAGCGTAAGTTTCACCAAACGTCTGAGCCTGAATGTTCTGTTGTTGTCGTGCTTGCTCAGCCGCTGTCATTCCGGGTGTAATGCCCTGCAGCAACTGCTGTTGTGGTACGTAGCCTGCTTGCATCATTCCTGTACCTAGTCCTGCTAAACGGTTTTGTTCTTGTCCAGCAAACTGCATAGCCTGTAACATAGCTTGATTACGCGCTTCTTCTTGAGCTTTAGCCAATGTCAACGCCTCAGGTGTTCCACCAAACATACCAGTAGTGACGCCTAAACGTCCCTGTGCGGCTAAACGTTGTTCTAACGCAAGACGCTCACGTTCCTGAGCAGGAGACATAGCAAGCTGCATACGTTCAAACACAGCTTGTTCACGCTCAGGCACTGACATACCTGTAGCTTGTCCTAAAAACTCGTCAGAAGCTGTAAACAACCGTTGTTGACGCGCTTGTTCTTCAGGAGAAAGCGTCATGGTAGACATGAGTTGTCCTGTAGCAGGATCAACTTGCGTACCAAACTGACTACCAGTAGCAGTGGTAACGCCAAAAGGACGAAACTCTGTCATTCCTGTTAGTTGTTGAGCAAGACCATCTGGGCCAGCAAGTTCTGAGTATGCTTGTTGACCGATGTCTCCCAAGTTTTCATAACCTTGATAAGCCAACGCAGCGCCTATACCTGCCCCGCCTAAACCCAAAAGGCCGCTGTTATCGCCCAAAAATTTTTGAATATCGTCAAGACTCATTATATTTCTCCGTTAAATCGTTTTACCAACTAGTGCTAATAAGTTAATTTCTTGAAGTGACATCTCAAATCCGTTTATGTCTGCTTCAAGTCCTACTACAACAGTAGCGCCAGATGATGTAGCATTAACGCTTGATCTGTTTAACAAAAATCCTTGGTTATATTTACCTACGTTATATTCAGCAACGCCGTAATATGAAGGTACTTGGTCCCCAAGATCAATACTTGCTGTTTTATAGTTTGTATCAAAATCATACGCCCACTTTAAAAACACTGCGGATGTGTTACCACCAAAGATAACTGGACGAATCTTCTTAAGTATTTTAATTTTAGAAGAATCCCCAAAGGATAAGCTAGGGCTATAATATTTAAAACGATATGAAGAGCTGTTGTCAGTATACCCTCTGTACTCTCCTATGCCGCCGACGACGCCTATTAATAAATCTCCGTTATCTTTTCTGCGGTACGCCGTAAAAACAGAAGAAGGCCAACGAGTAACTCTATATGATCCGTCTTCTAAAGTTCCTTTTAAATTAAAACAGAGCGTCATCTTTTGACTGGTAAAAGTTATTAAGTAGAAGTTTTCTTCTGGGCTGTAAACAGATCTAAAAAATTGATTTTCTTCTTGTATAAGCTGGATAATATCTTTAGTAATTGTGTTGCTTAGTTTTGTTAAAGGCAGAGACTTCTGTTGTATAACTCTGCCAAAACTTCTTAGTCCTTCGTGTGACAAAAACAATACGTCAGTACCTGTATACTGTACCGTATCTCTGTCAACACAGCCTACTCCGTTAACTGTATCAAACAAACTCATTGTTGCTGGTGCTTCAGCGCCTTGATATACAACAATGCTGTGTCTACCGAATATAATTAACAATCCGTTGTGGGCCGCTAAAGATACAATCTCATCATAACCGTCAGGCCATACTTTAGAGATGTCAATACTACCACTAGTACCACCTGCAAAGTCATGGCCGATTAAAAGGTCTGACCAGTATACAGTAGACTTGTCGTTGTTTACGTCAGCAACCCAAAGCCTACCAAACGCCGCAAGTACTTCATTACCGTGCTTTCCTGTAATACCAGCAGCGCCAGCAACGCTTGATAGTGTGACTACAGAAGAACCGTCGTACACTAAAGGCTCGTGGTTAATTTGAAACAAATAAGATTTATTGTTAAAGTTTACAATCTTCCAGTTGTCAGCAGTAATGTTATAACCACCGCCCGGTGTTTCATCAACAAGAGTTGTTGTACCGCTAAGTATTTTATTGTTGCCTGCACTCAGTATTTCAGTGTTGCCTTGGTTGTCTTCAAACTCATGAACAGCCCTGATAGCATTATTGCCCAGAGGTGTAGCAGAAGTAGTTGTTAATGTATAGCCCTTACGTGCAGCAATACGACCACGTTTGTCAATCACAGCGTTATCTGCAATCTCTGCAAACGACGGATCTTGTGCCAACGGCGAATCTTCGGTGTTAACACCTTTGAATGCCGGAGCCAGAAGATTAATACTTTTTAGTTCTTGAGCCATATTAGATAGTCCTAAAGATCATCTCTTCTGGGTGTTTAGCTGCGTCAATAGAGACAGCGTCAGACAAGTACTTATCAGCGATTTGGAAGTATTCAGCAGTAGAAGTACCGCCTGTTTCGCCACGCTCACGAGCCAACAAAGCTACAGAAAGGTGTATAACTGGCTGTGAAGGCACAAGTAAAACATCAGTATCGTTAGTCAAAGGCGCTTGTCGTTTAATAACGTCAAAACGTAAATCATAAGCACCATCGGGATGTGGGCTGACAAGTACTTTAGTGTCGCCAGTAGAATCTAAACCGTCAAACGTATAGTACCGGGGAGAGCCTGTAGTACCGTTGTTAATGTAAAGCTGCTCATTAAACCAGTCTTTAGTTTGGTAGCCCATAAAACAGTTTTGAGTATCGTTAATTACAGACATGACTTTGACATTGTCGCCTGAGCCTGTCAGTGTTAACGAGTCACTGCCTGCTGTTTGTTTAATAATTGTATCTCGAAGTGCGGACCAATCAGCAGCTTCTTCTACTAACTGCTTAGCGTCATTAACAAAATCACTAGCCATTGTAGAATATGTGTTTGCAGTTACTGTTGTTACTTCATCTTCTCTTAGACGACGTAGCACATTATTAACAATATTAAGGTACGTCATACAAGCATTCCTCGTTGCCCAACTAGGCCGTTTGTAAAGTCAGTTA